CTGTTCGAATAAGAGAATTATTGAAAACGTGGCTTAAAGAGGCTCCTTTTAACTTTGGAAATACTAATAATACTAAAGCTTTAGAAAATATAGTGTTTTACATTAAGAATAGTTTTGTTATAGTAGTAGAACATGAAAATATTATTGTAGGTACACTCGCTGCTACTATTGATCAAACATGGTACAGTGATAAAAAGTTCATGAGAACTTTGTGGTTACACGTTAATCCTAATCATAGAAACTTTAGGATCTTTCGTTCTGTAATGATAGTTTTTAAAGAATACGCACTAGCTAATAAAGTAACTGCGATATGCGAAATCTTTCAAGGTAAAGACGTTGAAAGAAAAGACAAGGCTTTTATTAAATTAGGATTTAAAGTTATCGGAGGAACTTATATAGTCAATGGGTAGTATTTTCAAACCAAGTGTTACAACAGTTCAGTCACCATCACAGTCAAATACTGCGTATGATATCCCTGAATATTTTAAAGAAATTCAAGAAGCGACTTTAAGAAAAGGTCAAACAGAATTTAGTAAACCCTATGAAGCTTACACTGGTCAACGTGTAGCTCAACTTGATCCTTACGAAATTCAAGCAGGGAATATATATCAAAATCAAATTTTACCACAATCAGGACAACTTGCAGGTATTGGTCAAGAAATAGCTAATGCAGGTGCTCAAACTTATGATGCTGCAACAGCTCAAGCTTATGCTAACCCATATGAAAATCAAGTTGTTTCGGGAGCTTTAGGAGATTTAAGAGAAGCTTATGGTCAAAGTAGAAAAGCAATGAGTGCATCAGCAATTGGTGCAGGAGCTTTTGGTGGAGAAAGACAAGGTATAGAAAATGTATTAGGTGCAGAAAGATATATAGATAGTGTAGGAGATACATCAGCAAGACTAAGACAAGCTGGTTTTGAATCAGGTGCAAATAGATTTATGGCAGATAGAGGTTCTCAAATGTCAGGACTAGGAGCTAAACTAGGTGCAGCACAAGGTCAAATAGGAGCTTTACAACAAGCTTCTCAAGGAATGAATGCTTATGGAAATCAAGCTCGTGGTATAGCTCAAGCAGGACTTGCAGAAGGATATCGTGACTTTATAGAAGAAAGAGAATTTGGTGGTAATCAAGTTAAACAAATGATTGGTGCGTTATCAGGAGCTCCTATAAGAAGTTATGGAGAAGAAAGAACTGGTTACACTACTACACCGGTCGCTGGACCGAGTATGTTTGGTCAAATTGCAGGAGCATATACTGCTGCGAAGTCTGATATAAGATTAAAAGATGATATTAATTTAGTTGGTAAATCTCCATCAGGAATTAATATTTACACATTTAAATATAAAGGTGATGA